ATTAAACCAGCCATTATCTTTTTATTTTTAATTCTAAAACAACAAAGCCCCTGGTTTCCCAAGGGCCTTGCGTTTGGAGATGAGAATCAAACTCTTATTAGGTCGGCAGCGATCACGGATTGCCAATCAACTCTTTTGATCTGTTTCAACTGATCGAGGCTTGTAAATCTTTCACCAGACAAAGAGAGTTGTAGATCTTTAATCTCTCGAGCAGTTTTCAGACCAATGCCCTTGATGTGGTCTGCGATCATCTGGGCGGTTGCGCCGTTGATGTTCAGCCTGGTATCGGGAGGAAACACACGTGGCTCCTCTTTCGATGCCTTGTCTTTTACCTGAAGAGTTTTGACCTTTTGTGTGGCTTGTTCGTCAGGTAGTAATTCGGTTTTGTAGGCGGTATAAAGGCGACCGTCCTGGTCTTCGACCATGAACCAATCACCTTCATCCCACTCACTAACGATACGTACCCTGGCTCCAGTCTTTTTATGACGATGGAGCATTTCTTCAGTGGTAGTAGACATAAGACCAGATCATTCGATTAATCTGGTCTTAGTTTAGCCTAATTAGCTGACAACGCGACCAGTCAGGTAGCCATCAATATCTTCGTAGCCAGGAGCTTCGTCCGGCTGGAAGTAGCATACCTCGGCAACGATGTAGCCTGTGCGACCAGCAGCGGAGTCGCCACTGGAAATGTAGAAGCCACCAGAAGTGCTAGTAGCAGTCTGTGACTCACGCGCTTGCACCGTATAGGTGGTAGCAGCAGTGATCTGCTTGTAGACGATGGGAATCAATGTGGCGCCAGTACCAGTTGCCGTAAGGAACGGGTTGGTACCATAGGCTTCAGTACCAGCGGTGAAGAAGATCTCACCAGCTTGAGTACCGGAAACAGTAGAGACCAAGTTGGCTTGGGCCACAGCTTCACTAACGGTACCGGTCGAAACCAGGCCTGGTCCAAAAGTAACGACGTTACCAGTTGCGGCGTAGATACCAGAAGCAACACGACCATCACCCCAGCCAGAAGCAACGGATGCAGCGGCGCGGTAGATGTAAGCAGGGCGAGTTGAACTACCAGAGATCACCATGCCGGTGATGTCGGTACGGGTGTCATCCTGCCGATAAGGGGAAGGAATGATAACGCTGCCCGAAGCAACGGGACCACTGCCAGAGGTAGCGGTAACAGCGACATAACCACGGGCCTGGAAGTAACGATAACCAGGGATGGCCAGCACCGAAGTGGGGCCGCCCTTGGAAGATTCGTTAGTACCGTCTTGGGTATTGTCGATGTTCTTATACCAGCTATTCAGGGGCTCAGCCCAGTTGCCGGGATAGATTTTTTTAGCTGAAAGATAGGACATTTATTTCTCCTAGTTGTAATTTATTCTTTATCAAACAGTACCATCATCAAGCAAGAAGCTGAACGCAGTGGTAATAAAGTCCTTGTTCAGGATGTCAAAACCAGCGTACAGTTGCCAGATCAAGATGATAAAGCGGCTGAAGTCGTCGTTGTTGTTGATCAGGACCTGAGCGTTCGGGCCGCCGATACCAACACCAACAGCTTGAGGACCGAAGAAGTAGCCTTGAGAAACGTCATAGGTACCAGCACCAGGGGAAGAACCAAGAGTTGCAACTTGTGTCTTGTTGGGGAAGTTGGTCGATTCGAAGAACTTCACACCTTCAAACTGAACGCCGGTCGGCATCACAGGTTCGCCAGCCAGGAAGTAACCTTGACCAGCTTGGGGGCCCTGGAAGAAACTAGCGTTGTTAGGCATCATGGGGTTGCCCATGTACATGCCTTGGCCAGGATTACCAGAGTAACGTGCGATTTCGCGGAAGTCAGGGTCACGACGCAGGTGCATCATGAACGTGGGGTCGCAAATGCAACGATACAGACCATCAGCGAAGGTAGGGACGTTACGCTTACGCAGGTCCTTAACAACGGTCAGAAGGTCGGTACGCACCTGGAACTGTTGAACGTTAGCGGCGTACTCAGTAGCAGTGTAGACAGGGTTCTTAGTCTTGCCACCAGCGAAGTAGTAACCGCCTTGGGTGGAAGAAGCAGGACCGTTAGCTTCAGCTTTGGAAAGTTCGTCAAGGAAGACGCGGTCACGCCACCTGCGATAGTCGTCGAGCAGGGTCAACGAACCGATGCTCTGGTGGAACATGTTCAGGTTACCGGTATCCAGCAGCATGCGCTGGGCGGTAATCAGGGTTTCACGAGCAATCTTAAAGGTGCTGGGCTGAGTAGGATCGCCGGGGTCCGCAGGGCCAGTGTATTCCTTAAGCACCACAAGGACTTTCTCCTTGGTGATGTTACGGCTGTTGGCGGTACCAATAGTTTGGTCGGAGATACGCTCGCGGCTATCCTTAGTACCAGGATTTCCCCAGAACTTGTAGCGGTCGAGCTGAACGGTTTGGCCGGGTTGGCGAGTAAAGTCGTGAACAACCACGGGCTCTACTGCCATCTCGCAGATGTAAGCAGGATGGGGACGGTAGAGTTCCGCGCCCAAAATCTTAGGAAAGTCGGTATCAATGAACACTTGTGTTTATCCTCCAGTGTCGCAGGACAGGGATGTCAGGTGAAAGATTTAGACAAGATTGTCTTATCTAAATGAATTTTAGCAGTTGATAATTTATCAACCCAAATAACGCAATGTGGGCGTAGAAGCACGCGCCATGGGTGTGTTGCTGGAACCTGGATATTCAGGGTCCGTAATTACATTTTGGTTGAAACCAGGGATACCCATGGAGCCGGGGATGGCACCAAGGGCGACACCACCGAGACCAGCAATACCGGCAGCAAGGGGAACAGCACCACCAGCAGCAGTTGCTTGTACAGCGGAAGCAGGAATGTTTCCTGCAGAGCGATACAAATCTGCCAGTGTATTACGAGTCCCTACCATTGCCGCACGCCGCTTACTACCTTCCGGAAGTTGTTCAGCCACGGATCTAGCAACTTGGCCTACGGGAGAGATTGCAGATTGAGCCATCTCACCCAAGACAGGTGCATACCTACCAGCCATACGACCAGCAAGCAAACCACCTGCGGCACCAGCACCGCCAGCAATACCAGCAAGTGCTGCAGAACCTGGATCTTCACCTTGAGAAAGGGCGTACCCACCAGTGGTTAGGCCAGCGGCTGCGGGTACGCCATACTTAAGAATCGGGCGCATGGCCTTACTCCATCACAAACAATTTGTTTGCTAGGACTTGGGGCTGAGCTTGGTTAATGACACGCCAGGCATTCTGGGGGTCACGATCCATCATGTCCTTGAAGCTACCCCAGAAGTTCTCAGGCTGTTGCGCAGCGGCAGCAGAAGGAGGAGCAGGGAATTGACCCTGTTCGTAAGCGACTGGTTGAGTGCGGTAACCGGGAGTTTCCAGTTGCTGCTCATTCTCGTACACAGGGTACGGACCTTCAGGACCAAAGAACTTCAGCGTGTAATCGCTAAGTACGTCGGGGTTGGTAAGGATTTCGTTATAGGCAAGATTCTCCTGGTGCTCATTGACAGAGAATTGCGCATAACCCTGGATGGTATTAGCAGCTTGGTTGCCCCAGGCCACTGCACTATCCAGCATCCCTTCCAGATTGAGGGCGTAGTTATTTAGGACGGCGGGAGCTTCGATTCCGAACGCGTCCATTACTTGGCGGCTTTCCTGGCTCATCCCCACGAAGTCCGCGATTTGCTCCAAGGAGGGAGTCGAGGAGGTTTGGGAATAGTTGGGCGAGGATTCCGGGCTGGCTTGCCAGGTCTGCGGAGCCGATTGTTGCGTAGCTGGGCTGCTGACTTGTCCGTAGTTCGCCGGGGCGTACTGAGGAGTCGGTGCTGAGGGTTGTCCCTGGAACGGGGATTGGACTGGTGCGCTCAGCAGGTTCACTACCTTGTTGAACGCCGACTCCCAAGGATTGCCCGCCGAGGAGCTCTGCGATTGGTCCGCTGGTTGGTATTGGGGGGCGTACGGAGTAGGGGCTGATTGGTAACTGGGGGCTGCCTGAGGTACCGCTTGGGGGTAGCTCATACCCACCTGATACGGAACCGGTGCCGCTTGGTAGCTGGGCGCCGGAGCCGACTGAGCCGGTACCACGTAGCTGCTGGGAGCTACTGCTGGTGCTTGGCTCATCTGTGGGATCGATTGGACGGTAGCGTCCTGCATAACTCATCTCCTTTTGTAATGCTTCAAGAGTTCGATACAGATACGGAGTAAGATCCAATCTGGGATCCGCAGCCATCGGTAAGTCCGGTGATTGCGGGTGGGGGGTCTGCATCATGCCACCCACTAAGCGAGAGAAAGAAGAATATGCATTCTGTAATTCTCCAACCATCCTGAACGGGAACCCAGATAACATCTCGGCTCGTTCCTCTTCCGTTTTTGATGGGAAGAGGTACTTCAGTGCTTCAATGCTATCAACACCTAATTCTTGTAGGTTGCGTACCACGATGGAATTATTAAGTATATCTTGCGTAGTTTCTTCGTAAACAGGTCCTAACCAGCGCCATTGCACGGTTAGATCACCGTCTGGAATGAGACCTAATACTCCGGGCGGCACTTGTTGTGTCTTAACACAAGCCATCATTAGTTGCTTGACACGTTCGTCAAAACCAACTAAAGCATCGGCGTACATATCCAATTGTTCTTGTGGTGCATCTTCTTTTGGCTCCACGGGTTTCTCTAGTCCTGCTGCAGCAGCTAGTGTCTCACGAAACAGGCGCTCCTCCTGGTAGATGATTAATTCAAGGCAGCGACAGATACCATACGTATAGATTGCGTTTGCTTTCTTTTTGGATGTAGCTGCTACTCGTCCGAATAGTGACTTGTATTCAGTTGCAGTTACACCTGCTGAAATTGATAGTTCATCTATACCACCAAGGGCGGTACGGATTTCTTCTCGATATTGGCGAGCAAATGAATTTTGATCTCCAGTGATTGCATCTGGGACGATATAGCCAACTCGGTCGTTTGGTTCCAGGTTTGCAATAATCCTTGGAACGCGTATCTGACCATCTACGCCACGACTAATAGGATCTGATTTGAACGTAGAACGACTAAGGGCTGCTTGACTAGTAAAGCCTGAGTTCGCTGCAATAGACGGACGCTGTACAACTGAATCACCACCAGACTCAATTAGGTCTGTCTTGGGACGAGAAGAGAGAAGAGTCGGGTTACCAAAGAACTGGATGTTCTT